GGTCCCTGAAGATGAATGGGAAAAGTATTCATCAGCGCCTGGAGCATTGTTAAAATATAGAAGTGGATTTTCTCCACCTACTCCAATACAGCCAGCTCCAATTAATAATGCATTTTTTACTGTTGTTCAACAAGGTAAAACAGATGCAGAATATATTAGTGGTGTACCTAGTGCAATGATGGGGTTTTCTCAAGACCAAGCAGAAACATATCGTGGATTACTTGCTAATGATGAGTTTGGTACTCGTAGATTAAAAGCATGGATGAATAGTATAGTGGAACCA